GAAATCCAGCTGATGTGGGTTTCTTCTTAACTCAATTCTACAAACCTAGGGTGGTAAGGGCTTCCGGTGGGAATCCGTTGAGATCTATCTCTTCGAAAGTGTTTAAGTTGAAGACTGATATACCAGTTAATGGGAAATACCAGTATTTGACTTATACTCAGGCTGAAAAGAAAGATCTTAAGGATTACTTAGGTAGCAATGGTTTGTCGAGTGATGTTAAGACTGTACATGAAGTTCAAGGTAACACGTACCGATCGGTGGTGCTTGTTAGGTTTGATAAATCATCGAATAGGCTCTACAATTCAGTTCCTCATCAAATTGTTGCAGCTTCTCGACATAGGGCTGAATTTTTCTATTATTCAATTGTCGAGGACTCTTTACATGCTCGGTTAACAGATGTTATTGGGAAGTCTGATGCTGCTCTCAAGGTACACCTGAATGGTGATACTAAATGACGGTTTGGGTCGGGGGTATCATCTATCGTGAATTTCGTGAATGATTGTCCATTGGCTGTTCCGGATATTGGCTCTATAGCCTCTATCCAACATGCTTATGATCTGAGATTTCCCGGTAATTCGGAGATTGATGACTCCCTTGACGGGTACCATGTGGCGGTGTCGGATCTTTCTGTTTCGGTTCAAAATGCTCAAATCCCTATACATCCAAAGGAAGGTTACAAGGACGCTAAACCGACTATCAAGTCGAAATTGCGGACTGGTATGTCTTCTCGTCGTATTCCTTCTGAGAGAGAGAATGTTTTGGCGGCCTCAAAGAGAAATTGGGACACACCAGACGTGTCTGAAATAGTGAACATTGAGGAGGCTGTTGAAGTGGCCGTGAGCCGGTTTGTGGAGGCTTTTGTGGATATGGAAAGAGTGGATGATTCTATCCTTTGTACAGCTGACAATGCTGCCCAGTGGTTTGAAAAACAAATCCCTTCTACGAAGGGAAAGATTTTGGGTGACATAGGGTTTGTGGATGATCAGAATCTGTCTGAGTACAATTATATGATAAAGTGTGACGTCAAACCAAAGCTTGATTGTTCTCCTCAGGGTGAATATGCCGCCTTACAGACGGTTATTTATCATGGGAAGGATGTTAACTGGGTTTGGGGTCCTATTTTTAATGAACTAACAACGAGGTTTCTTCAGTGTTTACGACCGAATGTGGT